TTAATACTGACAAATGCAGGTGCTGGATATACACAGGCACCTGATATTAATATCGTAGGTGGTGGAGGAAGTGGTGCAATTGCTACATGCACAATCGAAACAACACAAAGAGGTGTAATATCATTTAATGTTTTAAATGGTGGATCTGGATATACAAGTCCTCCAGCGATTACAGTTTCAGGGCCAGGAACAGGGGTTACTGCATTAGGTGAGTCAGTTGTTGATATAGGAAATGCTACATTACAATCTATTAGAGTGAAAAATCCCGGTGTAGGTTATACTACTGTACCAACTGTCACAGTTGGCAATCCAAATATTATAACTGGTCGTGGTAATTTTGAATTAAATGATATAGTCATTGGAATGGAATCATTTGCAGAAGCACGAGTCAAGGAATGGGATGCAGATACTAAAGTTCTTAAGATCTCAAATGTCGGTATCGGATCAACAATTGCAGGATTTAACCCCGGTGAAGAGATAAGAATTCAGACAAGTTTGAATGACGATAATACAAGGAACTTTAAGACTCTATTTGTTGGTGATTCAACAACAGCAGGTACGATTGGAGTACAAACTAATAAGATAACTGGCATCACTACGACAGGTATTAATGTTGGAGCAGCACTATCTGAAGTTAGTGGTGTTATAGGATTTGGAGTTACAGTCATAAGTGTTCAACCATCAGTTGTAATAATGAGTAGGGATTCACTGAATACTACCTCCACGACTATTCAGGTTGGTGCTGGAACCACTGCGTTTGTTGCATACAATGTTCGCGAATATGATAAGAGAGATATATATGATGAATACAGTGATAACGATGAGTTTGAAACTGAGGCAGATTCTATTATTGATTTTGCTGAATCTAATCCCTTTGGTACATACTAATGTTAGGTACATATTACTATCACGAAATACTTAGAAAAACAGTCATATCGTTTGGAACATTATTCAATGATATTCATATTCGCCATAAAGGTAGTGATGGAAAATCTATAAGCGACATGAAAGTTGCATTGGCATATGGCCCAATGCAGAAATTCTTAGCAAGACTTGAACAACAACCCGAATTAAATCGTGCAACTCAAATTACATTACCTCGAATGTCTTTTGAGATGACTAATATTGCTTATGATTCAACCAGAAAAGCAGGTATAACTCAGACATTCAAAGCATCTGATGGCACAAATTTAAGAAAGGTTTTCATGCCAGTTCCTTATAATATTGGATTTGAATTAAATATTCTTGTCAAATTAAATGATGATGCACTTCAAATAGTAGAGCAGATATTACCATATTTTCAACCAGCATTTAATCTATCTGTAGACTTAGTAAGTGTGATCGGAGAGAAGAGGGACATAAGTGTTGTATTAGATAATATATCTTTTCAGGATGATTATGAAGGAGATTTTGCAACAAGAAGAGCATTAATATACACACTAAACTTTACTGCAAAAACATATCTGTTTGGCCCTGTTGCAGATACACCAGAGGGTATTATCAAAAAAGTTCAGTTGGATTATCATACAACTATGGATAGAGAGAACGCAAGAAGAGAACTCAGATATGTTGCTACACCACAAGCAGTTAAAGATTATGATAATGATAACACTGCAACATTGACATTTAATGTAAATACATCTCAAGTCAGAATTAATGTAAATGATACATCAGGATTTGCTGTAAATGATCGAATTGTTATTGATAGTGAGGTCATGCAAATTAAAGAAATACCAGATGCAACAACCCTTGCAGTCAAGAGAGGATTTAGTCGAACTATTAAGGCAGAACATCTTGAAAATACAAAAGTTAATAAATTAACTACAGCAGACGATTCTCTGATTGAAGTTGGAGATGATTTCGGATTCAACGAAACATCCAGTATCTTTACAGACTCATTACAATTTAATCCTGCTACAAGGACAGACTCATGATGAACACAGATTTTGGTAGTATTGAAAAATCACTTAACGTAGAAACATCAATTATTCCCAAGGAAGAACCTAAAAAACCAGAGTTACCAAACGTAGTTTTAAAGAAGGATGATGTTGAAAAAGATTACAAATACACAAGAGGTCAATTATATTCATTAATTGAAAAAGGTCAAGAGGCAATAAATGGTATCATGGAGGTGGCAGGTGAAAGTGCAAGTCCAAGGGCTTATGAAGTTGCTGGTCAGTTGATTAAATCAGTTGCAGATAGCACAGATAAATTAATGGATCTTCAGAAAAAGATGAAAGATATTGATGAAGATAATTCAAAAACACAAGGAAATGTAACTAATAATTCTTTATTTGTAGGTAGCACTGCAGAATTACAAAAGATGCTAAAGAAAGGTTTTCTAAATAATAAGGAGTCGGAAACTGATAAATGAAGTCCTGCAAAAAAGGATACTACTATTGCAACACTGAACAAAAGTGTAAACCTATTCCTGATGGGTATACTGTCAAGGATGATGGTTTTCTTGTGAAGGAAGATAGACAAATCAAAAAAATTGTCAAACAATTAAGAAAGTCAGTTAAGAGTCATGCAAAACAAGCAGATACTTTAGAGAAAAAAATCTCTGAAAGTAAAAAAGATCACGAACCAGAGATGATCCGTAATCAACTTAAAACTGCAGGTAGAGCATCAAAACGCATTGAAAAACACTCTCGTAAAAAAGATAATTTCAAAGCGTGGGTACAATCGAAGATAACTAAAGCATCTGATTACTTAGATACTGCTGCAGATTATCTTGATAGTAAAGAAGTTGATGAAGCAGCAAATCCTGCTCAACAGGCAGCGATTGCTATTAATATGAAGAAGAAAGGTAAGAAACCAAAGAACATGACAGAAGAAGGTCTTCGTGCATGGTTTGGTAAATCAAGTGGAACCACTAAGTCTGGACGCAAAGTAAAAGGTTGGGTTCAAGTTGGTGGTAAATATGATGGTAAACCTTGTGCTCGTCAACCCGGTCAAAAAACAACTCCTAAGTGTGTCTCCTCTGCAAAGAGAAGATCTATGAGTGACAAAGAAAGAGATAGTGCTGCAAGAAGAAAGAGAGCCGCTGATCCCGGTCAACCTCAAAAAACAGGTGCAGCAAAACCTACAATGGTATCAACTGACCCTAAAAAGAAAATGAACGAAGCATACGGTGGAAAAGGAGTATCGAGAAAAGCAAAATTAGCATCAATTCATCCTCCTACTGCACAAGCAGCAGTGAAGAACATTCCTAGTGAAACCGATAGAGGATCAGGAAACAAAGCAAAAAGAAGAGCAGGTCTACCTGTTGAAAAGAAAAGTCCAACATACAAAGCATATGTTATGAATAAAGAAGAATACACATCACTATCTTTGCGTTTGGAAGTTCCAAAAACACAAAGTGATTTTACAAAAGGTTTAATGTTCCGTGAAAGTCTAGAAACTAATGGCGGTATGCTATTTGTCTTTGATAATATAGCACAACAGTCATTTCATATGACTGAAACAACCATACCTCTTGAAGTTGCATTTATAAGAAAAGATGGTATTGTTGAAAGTATTAAATCATTAGAACCAAGAGATCCAAACCCAGTTTATTCTGATGGGCCTATTGAACTAGCAATTGAGGTAAATCGTGGTTGGTTTGCAGAGAACAATGTAGAAGTCGGTGATGAGTTGGTGGTTGAGTATATTGTCGAAAATCCAAAAGAAAAGTATCGTTCAGAAACAGGAACAATTTATGATATTATTAATGAGGTAAAAGATAAGAAAGGTAAGGGTAGTGGCACAAAAGATGCTTGCTATCATAAAGTTAAGTCAAGATACTCCGTGTGGCCAAGTGCATACGCATCTGGTGCATTAGTAAAGTGTCGTAAGGTAGGTGCTGCAAATTGGGGTAATAAGTCAGAGGCAATAGAAATACAAAATTCTGATGGAAAAACAATTGCAGGTGTAGTAGACATAATTGGTCAAGAGCACATGAAACCAATCACAAATGAAAATGGTGTTTGGAAAGGAACTCAACAGGTAACTGAAGGAATGAAGAGAGATGAGTATGGTGATCCAGTAGGAGGGCCAAAGATCTCTAAGAAACAGAAAGCAAAAAATCTTTCATCAAATACTCCAGATGAGCAACACACCACAACAACATCTGAGGGTTCTGCATATGGTATGTTCAAAGGATCAGGTAAACCATCTGGTCAAATGGCAGCATTTGGTAAGCAAGAAAAGAAACCAAATCCATATGGTAAGAGAGCGAAGTTAAAGATGCTTATCAAGAGCATTGCTGAGAAAGAAAGAGCAAAAGCAGGTGTAACAAGTGAAGAAGTTGTAGGAGAGGCAAAAGTAGATAAATCAATGATCTTTGGAAAAAGTCTAGCAAGAAACGAAAGAAAATTTGGTAAAAAAGGTAGCACACAACCTCAAGGATACTTTGGTCAAAAACCATCACAGGCAGCAGAACTAAGTAAAAAAAGAACTGACGAGCATAAAGCAAAAAGAGGAGTAAAAACTACTGGCCCAAGTGCACCTCAGAAAAGTAGTAAAAATCCTGACAGTGTTTATCGTCAATTAAATAAAGAGGAGGCACTTGATGAGAAGTGTTGGAAGGGTTATGAAAAGAAAGGTATGAAGACAATGTTTGGTAAGAGATATCCAAACTGTGTGAAAAAGAAAGTTGGTGAGTCTGTATCAAACTG